TTGGTAATGTGCGGGTTTTTGGCATTATAGTAATACCAATTATTCTGAGAAACTCCAACAATTGTAGTAGAAGTAAAGGTGAATCCATCAACAGAATTAGTTAACTGCTCCCCGTTGCCAGTAATTGAACGATAAGTGGAAGGCAAATTGTCAAAGGTGACAATACCAGCGGATGCGGAAGTGGTAATAGTAAAAGTTGCGATCAGAGTTTTCATAATGTTTCCTTTAAGTGAAGTGCAGCAACACGGTTTCGAATCTCATCAATACTAATAGGAGTGTATCCGATTCTCTCCACACAGCAAGAGAAATATCGTAGATCTGTCACTCCTTCGCAAAGCATCACTTCTTCGGCATGAAGATGGGCATGAATATTTAGCCAAGAAGCATTCCGTTTGGCTCTCCATAGAGACACGGGGTGGATTGGAATATGCGAAAGAATTTCATTGTCTAACTTATGATATGCACGGACATCACGAAAGTACTTGGCATACTTTGAGAGTTCTAAAGTGTCATGGTTTCCCTTGATTAAAACCTTCGAACCGTTAAGGGATCCAAGGATTTTTAAATCTTTTGGTGTGAATGCTACATCACCCATGACATACACCTTGTCACCCTTGGAAACGGTGTTGTTCCAATTCTCCATCATGACTGCATCGCCTTCTTCAGCCGATGCATATGGACGAACCTTTTCGCCATTCGAACGAGTGAAGCGATACATGGCTTCGTGTCCGAAGTGAGGACAACCGATGAAGTATGTGCATCCACTCATAAACGATTCCTATTCTTTGGAGTGAACATGGCTCCAATCAGTAGGACTATTGCACCCGCAGGGGAAGGACAGTCACCACCACCATGATGCCTGTGATCACATACAGGCTCAGGTACACCCTCAACAGGAATCCCTGATCCCATTGACACCATTTCAATATTTGAAAATGGAATTGGAATGGAGAACTGTTGATCTACAAAAGTATATGTTCCCATCAGATGACCATCCAACCATACCCGATACACCCAAAAGCCCTCTGCTGATCCCGTGAAGAGAGTATGTGGATATGCTACAGCGGCAGTCGGTGCATTGATGGCTTCACCCGTAGGCGTAGGAGCAGTATAGGCAAGCCCCCAATCAAGTCGGGAGGTGAAGGCTTGGTTTTCATATACCCCGCCCTGTGCGGTGCTGCGCCAAAAGAAATTGCCGTCTCCGTAAAGTGTTGTGGTTGAAATACTCATGCGTTTCCTCGGAATGCGCGAATGCCGATTGATAGCACAACGGCAAATGCAACGGAAAGTATTGCAAGCCCAACTACAAGAGTAGCCATGAGAGCAATGAAACCTACAAAATTAGTCATGGTTTACTTTTCTTTCTGAAACGAGGTGATGGGTTAATCCCTGTTGCGGCATCCCATAGAAGGACGATCCACAATACAAATAGAGATATGCCTGTGATGAAGGTTAGTACGGGTATGAGTTGAAGTGCAATATTGCTCATGGATTTACTGCCTCTTCTAGAAGGGGGACTCCCTGTTCTGCAATCTGTATAGTAGCAGAAGGGGGATTACCAACAATGTTTGAAGATTTCCAACCATCATCCCGTTCTACAAGAACATTCCACATCTTCCTTGCCATGTTCTTTTCAACAGTCATGGGTTTTTTATTGTAAAAGATATAAACGAGTAAATCGATTGCGGGAATTGTGGTTGCATTGGCACTATGAAAACATACTACCATCCAATCACTACTATCCCATGCGAACTCCATCGTCCCGCATAAGGGATGGTGTAGATGGACTGCGATTCGTGTACCGTGATTTTGATATGGATTCATTGGAAATTACTTTGAAACAAAATTGTTGAATATCACACATGACGGGCACTTAGATGAGTTTCATCTAGATGGGTACTTTCGGACAAGTAAACCCAATCCTTGTCGAGGAGATAGTACCATAATCCTCGGGCTTCTTCAACTACTAAATTGATTTCATTTACAGAAAACTTAAAGTTTCTCTTGTACATGAATGTTCCTCCGTCAGTTGAAAGATACCTAATTCCTACCCAATATGGTTCGGTGCTATCTTTTCTTCCTCCGTATACCGTGAAGAATACCATCTCTTGCATATCACGACTATAGAGGACAAATTTGCTAGAAGTCATTTTGTGAATGCGTCAACAACTTGTTTGTAGGTACGCGGTTTGATTATCGTATTGGTTCCATCAACACCTTCAACTGTCACTACTGCACCTACAAGAGTTCCATTCATTCCAATCATTGCGGTTAGAACAATGTACTTGGCAACCTTGGTATTGTAACGAGATACCATGTACCATGCGCCGTAGGCTAGACTCTTTGTTCCATTGTTGTACGAGGCTGTTGGAACTACAGCCTTCAATCGTTCGTTCATTTTCTTTGCGGCAAGGTTTTTGGTCATAGGGTTTCCTTTCAAAGATTAACGGAGATAGTTTGCGCCGTAGGGAGTCATTTCGCTCATTCCATTTGAAGCATCAAAGATGTTGCCTCTTGCGTGTTTAGCAGGAGCCTTATACCCTGCTGCCTTTAGAATATCCCCCGTCTTCTTATCAATGAAGACATGAACACTACGAGAGGATGTTCGGTTGTGATCAAGATCGATACGATCTATGCGAATGTAACGGCGACCATCTGACATTTCAAGAGATGAAGCATTCAAGATGGGAAATCTTGTCCCAAAGTGATTGTTTATCATGTTCTGTGCTGCTTGTAGCCACGCCTCAAGCCGCGCTAAGGCTGCTGTTTTGTCAGATCCCCACACGCTACTCGGAAGAGTAATACCTGAATGAAGAAGGTTGATAGCGGTGGTTGAGTTTGGATATTCGAGTGTTGTTGCGGGTTTCATTGGGTCTATTTCTCCAAAGGTTGCGGTCTTCAAGGGTCTCTCCCTTGACATCCAAATGGTACCAACATTGTCCTATATTGTCAATGCTATTGTTTAAACTCCAAAGTCCTATAATAACAACCCCCACAGACCAATCCTGTGAGGGCGTTATCGGAAGCAGTTAGCCTTGGCGAACCGTAGCAGGGAACGAATCCTCTTCACCGCAACTCAGACAATCAATTATCACATATTGATTTGCGGTAGGCAAGCAATTGCTTTGAATTTATTTCAAAATCTTGGATCGTAGGTTATCGGTCGATAGTTCTGAAATACCAGTACCTGTGGTGTAGTAGATGTTATCAAATACTTCGAAGCACCAAGGTAGACACTTAGAGCAGGGACAACTCAATCGCTCGTTACCAAAACGGTTGAATCTAAAGTTCCAAAGTTCAAGTCCATCGCGTTCATTGCATTTACGAAAAGCATCAAGTTCAGAATGCAATTCATCAAATAGGTAACCATACTTCTTTGCCATCGGATGAGTCTTCATCTTGTTGGTTCCAACCGAGATGACGCGACCCTTACGAATAATGATACTGCAATGTCGCTTGGCGCGATCTATATGCAGACAGAGTTCCTTGGCAAGACTATAGATGTTACAGGGGCAATCAATTTGTTTCATGATTAAGCATTCAACGCATAGGAATAACTATCAGTACCTGCAATGTAATTATCGTGTTGAAGTTTAACCATATCCATCATGCGATTGAACTGTTCTTGGACATCAGAACGCACCGTTATGGCATTGGTTGTAAACATTCCATGTGTATCGTTTTTAACAATAAGATTTCCCTTATTATCAACAAGAGGAGCATACCCATTGTTGATTGAGTCTTCCCAATCTTGACGGGCTTCATCTTTAGATACAAACAAATCCCCACCATACGATGTCCATGTATCAGATATCTTCCAAGATTGAATAACCACATTCAACCGATGAGGTACAGTTACATATGTCCGTAAATGCTTTTGACCATCAGGATCTGTCTTTGTTAATGAATAGACAAATGTTTTGATGAACTGTTGGGTAGGCTTGGTTTCAAAGTCTTCTTGCATGATGTAGATACTTTACTCTTGTTTGCCTGTTCTGTCAAGCGGTGATTTTCACGGATTTTCCCCTGATATAATCCACCTGTAAATCCACAATGCTTGCCAATTTCATAGCCGCAATGATAGGCATAACGATATAACCAAATTTGAAAAGCGGCTATAGCGGCGAGACTCGAAATAGAGATAGAGATGGTAGAAATGTATTCCATATGGATAGTATGTTGATTGTATCGAAAGTTGAACCAATTGTTAACAGTTCAATCTTCCAAAGCATCAAGAGTCTCCTGCATGGAGCAAGAAACCATAAATCCTGGTGTCCCCTCACCTACCCAACTTCCAACAACATTGAATTCCATATGTTCGATGGCTTCTTCCTCTGTAGCAATACCTTCTGCCATGAGAATCTCAATGCATTTTTGATAGTTGTAGACAAACATTGCGGGTTTACCGCAGCGTCTTATCACCCCAATGAAGGCATCATCAAATCCTTCAGCCGTAAGTGATTCTTCAATTTTGGGCTTAATCTCATCCCACGATTTCTTCTTCGGTGTCGCGTCCATAATTTTCTGGCTTCAACTTTCTTTGGAGTTTCTTTGCCCAAATTTCCATAACAGTAAGAGGATATTCAACAGACTCAAACTTAAAGCCTTGTGGCATTGTTGAGTTTCGACCTTTGATGAGTTGCGAATAGATGCCACTCAGTCGATTCGGATGGAACTCTCCCACAGAAGCACTAACACCAAGTCCCGGCCATGCTCCATCACGGGTACCTATGAGGACGGCTTCCTTTTGATTGGGATCCTTGAAAAGTACGCAGTCTTGCCCATACTTCTCACCCATCTTTTTAGCAAATCCCTTTACACCACCAACTGCTGCGGGAGTATTGTCACGACCAATTACCATGAACACTTCTTCGGTAACCTTGACTTTACTATCACCATAGTCTTCTTCGTAGGTACCAATCAACTTTTCAAAACCGAACCCCGCAGAACGAATGTCATTTTCCAACTTCGCGTTGTTTGCTCGGTTGGTTTGTAAGGAAATAGGTTGCCCTGATTCCTTATCCTTGAATCGGAAAGCCGTAAGAGTTGTGAACGGGCGGTTCGCAACATGGGAAGCAACTCTTGCAAGGGTAATTTCGTTGAGGGGGTGACGGTCAAATCGATCTTCCTGATATTGCATTAGGTTCTCCTATATTTCCACGAACTGAATCTTGAGATTTCTCTAATTCTATGTAGAGTTTCTTGATCTCTTCAAACGCCTTTAACGAAGTAAACTTTCCTTCATTCTCCAATTGTAAAATCCATGCAACCTTACGAGCGAACTCGCCTATGTTGGTATGAATTATGAAATCTTCTATCTGCATGAACATCCTTACTATTGCGCTCGTATGGCTTGAATAAAATCCAACACGCATTTCTCATCAAATCTGTTCTTTGCCATGTTACTCATATAAGACACAAAATGAATGTTGTCTTTGGTGTAACCTTTAGTGTTGTCTATTCTATCCAAACTTGCTCTTTTATGTGGTGGAATTGTATTGTCAAATCCCATTATTGAATTAGGCAATAATAAGACAAATCCTGTGTGTTCGCATATACCATTCTGTCGATCCCAAACTTTTTTGATGTCTTCCAAAGACAACACATCTTTTTGGTATTTGTGTGTTGCTTGCTTTCTTTTGAAATACCTAAATGGAGTGTAATCATCCCTATTCGTACCTACACTTTTTTTCGCCATTTCTCGCAACTGCTTTAGCATCTTTGGAGTTAACTGCCTGTTTTTGTTTCTGTTACTCGCAGAGCAGTTCAACGAACAAAAGTGTGGTTGATTTTTCTTTGTCGATCTTTTGAACTCCGATATGGGTTTATCGAACTCTTTTTTACACCAAGAGCAGATGCATTTTACTGTTTTCATGTGTCACCTCCATAGTATGTATGGAGATGAGGGATTTGGTAATGGAGATGCCGATATCGAAATCGGGTGTTGAATGAAACGCTAGAACAGCGGCTACATGATTGTTCCATGTGTCAATAAAGTGTTTTGGGCATGGACACCCTCGACAAGTTTTCCATCGTTCATCTTATGATCTGAAAGCACGATGGAGGCTTACAGTCAAGTCCCGATGATTTCGAATTGTACCCTATCGGGGTTAGACACAATTCGTTCGCTGATTAAGCAGCGAGGGCGAGTCTGCGGTTGGCAGTCTTGTTTTGAATGCATTTTTACGAAGCCTTAGCATCCTTCTTCGTCATGCTCTGTTCTTTTGTCCATACAATCGAATCCTTTTCATCCCCGAAATGGTTAGGAGGGATTTACACCCTCTGTTCGGCTTTGTTGGTCGATTAAATAGACCATTTTACGCCGATACAAGTCTTTACAACTCTGCGTGTTCTTACCACGCCGCTAACCGATCATATTACTTCGCTACGGTGTGAACTGCATCGTTCACGGTATGCCAAACAGAGGCAAGTCCGTTGGCAAACAGGTTTACACCCTTCCATGCGAATGGAAGAAGTGCGAGAGTAACGAGGAGGCTACGATTGATGCCGACCTTCGAGAGAAGGCACGACAACTTATCACAACCACCTGAAATTGGGCAAACACCAGTCTTAACTTTATTATCCATTTTTGTTCTCCTTTCTGGAAATAATAGTTTTGGTCTTCCTAACCTTGGAAGGCTTCTTCTTACTGAAGACAGCATCCCAATTCTTTGACCACATCTTGCGATCAACAGGGCGATACGAATCGCCTTTTCCTGCTTCTCCACCTAGCATCACATTTCCACCTTCTCACAGACTGTGGAAACCATAATACTGACAGAGGTAAATTCTTCGTCTGTATTCGGATCTTTCTCATTGTCATTGAACTTGAGAGCCGATACAAACCGCTTGTCGTTTATTACACCTAGAAATGCAATTTCTTCTCCAATTGCCACGAATGGGCCACCTTCAAGATCGATATAGATGACTCTATTGTTATCACTACCTGCACGAACAAACCGAGACTTGCCCGTCATCTTATACTCGTTTTCGGAGACCTTCCAAATTTGTCGAAGATCACCATAGCGAGAAGGGAATCGGCAAATCAGAAATTCAGATGATGTGATATCTTTGCTCATTGGAATAAGTATAACAGGTATTGTAATGTATGTCAAGCCAACCGAAGCAAATATTTGGTCTGATTGAGGACAGACAGCATTTCATCCCGAATATTTAAAAGATCGGTATCGCCATCTTTGCAGACCTGTGGTAACTCATTTCCAAGATAAGCAATGTACGAATCAATGAGTGCCATAGTATTTGCGTCCTTATAATTTACTGCTGTAAATTGAAAATTGTTCTTAGCAAGAGTATTACCATACTTACCTGCATGAACTTCAACGAATTGATCGATGAGTCCATCTAGCCCATCATAGGCTTTCCCCAAAGCCTTGTGTTCTGCATATGACTTGGTTTGCCAATGAAGAATACGGAGTTGAGCCTGAATGGTAAGAAAGGTGGTAATGTGCATACTAGTGTCTCCTGAATCTATATTTAGCATTAGATATGAATTCACTCGATAATTTTGAAATTAGTCAGCCCCATCTTTATGGGATTCTGCCAAATATTTACGATCTTCGTTGACTTCCTTACGGGCATTCTCAAGAACTCTACGCTCTGCATCTGAATATCCTGTAATGTACTCCTGATCGTATGGAGTTTTTGAAAATCCAAACTTCTGCTCTCCCTTATTAGGAAGACCACCCATGCGATCATTGAATCCGTCTTTGTAACCTTGACCTGCTGTATACATCATTGCTCCTTTAGTATATAATTGCGCCACAATCAATCATTGCACAATCAGAATCAAACATTCGTTTTGCAAGAGTTTGCATATCGTACTTTGGCTTCCAACCAAGAACCTCTCTTGCCTTAGTAGAATCTCCTAGTAGGTATGGAACTTCGTTGGGACGCATCAACCGAGTATCGAACTTTACATAGTTATGCCAATCTCCAAGATTTGCATATGTGAATACTTCGGTGAGAAAATCTTCGATGCTGTGTGTTTCTCCTGTTGCAATGACATAATCATCAGCCTTGTCTTGCTGCAACATGAGCCACATGGCTTCTACATAATCCTTGGCATGACCCCAATCGCGCTTGGCATCAAGGTTTCCAAGATGTAGATCCTTCTGCAATCCCTTTTTGATCTTGGCTGCTGCCATTGTAATCTTACGAGTAACAAATGTCTCGCCACGGCGTGGGCTTTCGTGATTGAAGAGAATGCCCGAAGACAGATGTAATCCATAAGCCTTGCGATAGACATTTATCATCTGATGTGCATACAATTTGGCTACAGCATAAGGAGAAACAGGCATCATGCGGCTGTTTTCGTGGAAGCCTTTTGTAGTATAGGCAGTTGATTCTCCATACATTTCAGAGGATGAAGCCTGATACATTCTTGTTGTAGGAGAAATGCTTCGAATAGCATTTAGAATGTTGAGTGTTCCTCGACAGATACCATCCGAAGTGTAATCAGGAATCTCAAATGAAACCGCAACATGGCTTTGTGCGGCTAGATTGTAGATCTCATCGATCTTATCTTCCTTCAAGATATGATTAATCAAGGAGGCATCATGCAGATCATAGTATTTGATGGAGAAATTTGGATTTCCCATCAAGTGATCGATTCGCCCCGTATTAATTGTAGATGTTCTGCGCTTGAGACCGATGACTCGGTATCCCTTTTCAAGTAGCAATTCAGCCAAATACGAACCATCTTGTCCGTTGACCCCTGTAATCAATGCTGTCTTCATAATAAAATCGCCTTTCAATAACCAAGTTTCTTCAATCGTTGAATTGTATCTTCTGTATTTTTGTGTAGTATACCAATTCCACCCGCTGCGTTCCACTCAGCGATGTTTGGTTCCCAATCATCAATCAGTATGTTTGGAATTCCATTTGATTTGGCGTACTTCTTTTTGTCTGATCGAAGCGTTATGTGAATATTCTGTGGAATAGGACTCATGTTTGCTTTGATCCAAATTAACTTATCCTGCTTTGATGATGATTGCCAAGTTCTAGTATGAGCAGATAAAATACGAGCATTGTAACGAGCAACATATGACCACAATCGTTTGCCATCAGCCATCCAAGGCAAATGTGCAAATAGATTTGGATGCTCATTATCAAACTTTTTCTTATTCTTCTGAAGCCATTGTTCGAAGGCATCGCCCGAAATACGGGGAACTCCTGCCAATGTAGTCATACCCCCAATGATGTCTACAAGAACACCATCCATGTCGCAATAGATGGTTCCTTGTGGTGCTTCGTCTATGTGTGTTTGGAAATCTCTCATATCTTTATGTAGTGGGCGGCTCGTTGTTGGTTCCCGTCTTTCCTTCATCAACTTCGGTGAAGAATTCAACGCCGTCTACCTGTGTAAAGGTAACAGCGTAATCCACAGCCCTCTTCCAAAGTTCAGGATCTATCTCGCGGACATATTCGCTGAATTTAAATGAGAACTCAAGCAGGGCTTCTTTGACGAGAAGTTCCTCCTCCATCTCCATCAATTCTTCCTCGTCCTCGGTGAGGTTATCATTCTCATCACCGTCATCACCTTCATCGTCATCACCATTAGGAAGAATGCTATCTTCATCCTCGTCTTCATTTTCATCTTCAGGACTCCATTCGCTATCGTAGTTTTCCATAGGAATTCTCCTGTTAGGATTCGAACCTAAACCGAGAGGATCAAAACCTCTTGTGCTACCGTTACACTACAGGAGAGCATTACTTGCTCTTACCTGTGATTTGCTTCTTATGCCCAATCTCAATCTTGCGAAGACGAAGATCAATCTCTTCGCGCCAATTTCCAAGATCTTGGGTGATCTCTTCATACATTCGCATATGTGCTAGGTCTAGATTGTCAAACCGATTGTCAATTTCTTTACGCTTGTTGATTTCGTTGACTCTGTTGAGTTCAGAAATCAGTAGAGTTACTGCAACCCAACCTAAGCCACCCAAACCAATTATGAAAATAGTAAATGTATCCATGATTAAGTTCCTTTGTTATATTTAGACGAATGCTCTCGGTGGGACTCGAACCCACGGCTTACGAATTAAAAGTTCGTTATTCTACCAACTGAATTACGAGAGCGTAGCGTCCTTGGGTGGACTCGAACCACCGACCTACAGATTAGAAATCTGTTACTCTATCCAACTGAGTTACAAGGACAAGAAAGCACGGTGAGGGACTTGAACCCATCGAAACAGCAAGGTTGAGATTACGACTCTCGTTTACCCCATTTATGGAAACCTCGCTAAATTCTTCTTCAGATATCGCTGATCAGTCGATGTACCTAGTACGCCTTACGATACCGTGCATTTGCTCTCATTGATTTTTAAGTTTAGATCGATTCTTGTTGAACATAATGAGGGAATCACAACGGAATGAACGCCATGCAGATTTTTCCAAATCCCAAACAAGAACATGGTCATTGCTTTCGGGTAACCCCGCCTTCTTTGGCTTATCCTCGCTCTTGGGCTTCTCTTCAATCTTTGGCATCAAC